CCAGCACAAAAACAATTCACTATAAGTGCGTTTCCTTGTTCTTTAGAAAATTGGTGGAAGGAAGTTGAGAAGTGCCGTCTTCTTTGTAAAACTTGTCACAAAAAACATAGTGATGCTGAAATGGCAGCAAAACATAGTTATTGGATAAACCTTTCTTTTGATCAACGTCAAAAACTTATTCAACAACAACTTGACGAACAGCAAGCAAAATGATAGAATATGGGGAGGTTAATGTGCCTCCTCTTTTACTCTTTACTATGATTTAAAATGTCTGAAAATTTCGAAAGCACTTATGAAAGTTCAATTCCCGCAACATTTGGAGATACTGTAATCTCTGGTGGGCAGGGGACTGATACTATTTCTTTTGGTTCATCACGTCCCGCTCAAGACTTTTGGTATGGAGACGGTATCAGTTTGACTGGTAATCCCCATGCTGCTCCCGATAGTATTACTCTCAATCCTCCAAATACTTTTACTATTAAATCTGAACTTGAACCTGTGATTAACGATACTAACAAAAATGGTTTCTGGAAATACAACGAAGATAAAATCCTGAAACAACTTGAGCAGTATATTTCTGGAACTTATAGTCAACATTATGTTGATAGGACTGGTGGTGGAACAGATCAAACTCTTGATAAAATTAAGCACAATCGTCGTGAAGGTTTTTGTGCAGGCAACATCACCAAGTATACAGATCGTTATGATACCAAAGGAACTCCCCGTGCTGACTTGTTTAAAGTTTTGCACTATACTATTCTTTTGATTAATCATCTTAACCTTGTTGAAAATAAGTGAATATTAAACCCCAAACTATGAAACTCTCTGATAAAACTTTGACATTGCTGAAAAATTTCTCTGGCATCAATCAATCCATTATGTTTAAGGAAGGTAATTCTCTTCGTACAATTTCTGTAATGAAGAACATTCTTGCAGAGGCAACGATTGAAGAAGAACTTCCCAAGGACTTTGGCATCTATGATTTGAATCAATTCTTGAATGGACTTTCTTTGAAAAAGAATGCCGAACTTGATTTTGTAAATGATAGTTATGTGGTAATCAAAGAAGGTAAGTCTCGTTCAAAATATTTCTTTGCAGATCCTAACGTAATCGTAACTCCTCCTGATAAGTCTATTAATCTTCCCAGTGAAGATGTTCAATTTAATTTAAATACAGAAGTACTTGATACTCTTCTAAAGGCAGCATCTATCTATCAAGTTCCAGATTTATCTGTAATTGGTGAAGCAGGGGTAGTTAAGCTAGTGGTTCGTGATAAGAAGAATGACACTTCAAATGCTTACGAAGAAATTGTTGGTGAGACTAATGATGTATTCACTTTCAACTTTAAGGTGGAGAATATCAAAATCATTCCTGGTTCTTATGAGGTTGTGATTTCTTCCAAACTTTTGTCACGATTCAAGAATACTGCCTTTGATGTACAGTATTATATTGCTCTGGAACCTGATTCAACTTTTAGATGAACATCTTCGTAACAAGCGAATTTCCTGCAGAGAGTGCTATCTGCCTTCCCGACAAGCACGTAGTCAAAATGCCCTTGGAGTGCTGTCAGATGCTCTCTATCGTGGCATCCAAGTGGTATCACAACTACGGACCCCTTCTCAAGTCAGACAACACTCCTTACAGCACCGAGAAGGGTGCATTCCGTAATCATCCTTGCACCAAATGGGCAGCAGAGTCTATTCATAATGCCTATTGGTTAATCAAACACGGAATGAATCTGTGTGATGAATATACTCTTCGCTACGGTAAAGTTCATTCTTGTTACAAAACACTTGTAGATGCTTTCTACTTGTTTCCCCGTGGTAAAATAACCAGTGTAGAAACCTTTGTTCGTGCTATGCCCGATGAGTATAAACTTGACGACAGCATTGACACTTTTACTGCTTACAAGATGTACATTGCATCCAAACCTTGGGTTGCATCTAATTATCTTCGTATGCCGTCAAGGCGTCCAGAATGGGTTACATAAATAATGGTGCCTGGTTTGTTCGCACTTTTCAGGTGGGAGAGTAGAAATGCTCTCCCTTATAAATAGTAATGCGAACAAACAACAGAGCAGAGATGTATTACACTTACGCCTATTTGCGTGAAGACGGAACTCCCTACTATATTGGTAAAGGTAAAGGAGACCGTGCATATAGAAAAGTTGGAAAACCTTGTGCTACTCCAAAAGATAAAGGTAAAATAATACAACTCAAAACAAATCTTACAGAAGAAGAAGCATTCAATCACGAAAGATATATGATTTTTATTCTTGGCAGGAAAGATTTGGGAACTGGTATTTTATTAAATAAATCTGATGGTGGCGAAGGTAGAAGTGGATATATTCCAACAGAAGAACTAAAAAGAAATCAAAGTGAAAAAATGAAGGGAGAAAACAATCCTCTCTATGGTAAAAGAGGTAAAGACAGTCCTCGTTATGGTAAAAAACACACACAAGAAACAAAAGATAAAATAAGAAAATCCTTACAAGGTAATGTAATTTCTCAAAAATGTAGGGAAGTTGTTAGTGAAAAAAATAAAGTAAATCAACTTGGAGAAAAAAATAGTTTTTACGGTAGGAAGCATACCGAAGAAACTAAAAGAAAAATGAAGGAGGTAGCAAAACGAAGAAAAGAAAAAAGTTCTTGATTTTTGCCGACTATCGTGATAAACTAAACCTGATTGGATAAACTAAATTATGGATAATGAGAATAGTGAAAATCAAAAAATAATAAAATTACCTAGAGGTCCCGCTAAACCAGTAAATTGGTATAGTAGAAATCGAGGTGGTGGAGTTCGACATAAAAATTTTGATACGTCTGACACCAAAAACTGGGACCATTTGATGGGAGGAACTCTTCCTTCTGGCGATAAAGACGATAATGGTGGATTGAATAAAGGTAAGTAATTATGACAAGTGAATTTCTTTTTGTGGAGAAGTACCGTCCTCGTAAAATCGATGATTGTATTCTCCCTGATGATACTAAAAAAACATTTAAGGAGTTTGTGGAGAAGGGTGAGATTCCAAATCTTCTCCTTGCAGGTCCTCCTGGAATTGGTAAGACAACAATCGCAAAAGCATTATGTAATGAATTAGGGGCAGATTATTATGTCATTAACGGATCCGACGAAGGACGTTTCTTGGATACTGTACGGAACCAAGCAAAAAACTTTGCTTCGACCGTCTCACTTACTGGGACTTCTAAACACAAAGTCATTATCATCGACGAAGCTGATAACACAGGAAACGACGTTCAACTCTTACTACGGGCAAATATTGAGGCATTTTATAGCAACTGCCGATTCATCTTCACCTGTAACTACAAGAACAAAATCATCGAACCCCTCCACTCCCGATGTGCCGTCATTGACTTCACAATCAAAGGAAAGCAAAAAGCACAGTTGGCAGGATCCTTCTTCAAGCGTCTACAAAACATCTTGGATGAGGAGAGCATCGAGTATGATCAAAAAGTCCTTGCAGAACTTGTATCAAAGCACTTCCCAGATTTTCGTCGCGTCCTCAACGAATGCCAACGTTATTCTGCGGGAGGCAAAATCGACGCAGCAATTCTTGCATCTTTCTCAGACATCTCAGTAAATGAACTTATCAAACATCTCAAAGATAAAAACTTTACTGAAGTCCGAAAGTGGGTGGTATCCAACTTGGACAATGATTCTTCTGTCATTCTTCGCAGGGTTTATGACGCCTGCTATGATAGTCTTTCACCCTCATCTATCCCCGCTGCCGTTCTTGTTATTGCTAAGTACCAATACCAAATTGCGTTCGTTGCTGATCAGGAAATTAACCTTTTAGCAGCATTAACTGAAATTATGTGTGAATGTGAGTTTAAATAAAATCTATGAAAATATCACATGGAACTGAAGGATTGGTTGAACTCAATTAATTTTACAAAAGAAAATCTGATGGAAGATCCTTCAGTGAAAAAGGAGTATGCTCCATTTATTATTAATCGTTGTTTGTCGGGACACATTGATTGTATTCTCTTTGCAAATGAGATGAATAAGTATCATTTCCTAGATAAAGATATCCAATATTCATTTTATCTAAATAGTCTAAGGAAAAAGAAGAGATTTTCTCCCTGGCTCCGTAAGGATAAAGTCACAGACTTAGAATGTGTTAAAAAATACTATGGATATAGTAATGAAAAGGCATCGCAAGCTCTGAAAATCTTATCAAAAGAACAAATTAACTTTATTAAACAACGACTTGAAATTGGAGGAAAAAAATGACTACTGCATATTCAACAGTAGAACCTGAAGTAAATTGGTCTCAAGATCAAATGATTGAGGTGATTCTTAATGAACCTGACGACTTTCTAAAAGTCCGCGAGACTTTAACTCGCATTGGAGTTGCTTCGCGCAAGGAAAAGAAACTCTATCAGTCTTGCCATATTCTGCATAAGCAGGGAAGATACTACATTGTTCACTTTAAGGAACTGTTTGCTCTTGATGGCAAACATGCAAATCTTACTATAAATGATGTTCAGCGCCGCAATCGCATTGTTCGTTTGCTTGCTGATTGGGGACTGATTACTATTGTAAAAGAAGATTCTGTATCTGATATTGCACCACTCAACCAAATCAAAGTTCTTGCATATAAGGACAAAGGTGATTGGATTCTTGAGCAAAAGTATAACATTGGTAAAAAGAGTAAACCTCAGGAAACCGAATAAGAAAGTGAGGAGAACAACACTCCTCATTTTTTATGTTCTGGATATATACTAATGATGTTGCCTTCGGGGACATTATTAACTTACAGACGCTTTAAGGAGGTCTATTATGTTCGGAACAAGTTCGCTTACACTCTCAGTACCAGAAACTGCAAAGTATCTGATGGAGATTCAAAGAAATAGTATTGGAATGGATGAATGGTTTAGGAGGTTTGATACTGCGTTTGAGACGCATACTAACTATCCACCATACAATCTAATCAAAGAAACTAATGTTGATTTCAGATTAGAAATCGCACTTGCTGGATATAAAAGAGAGGATATTGAAGTCACTACAGAATGGAACAAACTTTTTGTAGAGGCAAAGAAATCTGGAAATTCTGATGATCAATACCTACATCAAGGATTGGCAAAGAGAGCATTTACACGTACTTGGACTCTTTCCGATGATGTAGAAGTTAAGGATGTTTCTTATGTTGACGGATTACTCACTGTCAAACTAAATAGAGTTATTCCAGAGCATCAGAAAAAGAAGGTATATGAAATCGTTTGATCAGTTCAAAACAATTGCATATAAGAATGCAATTCCCCATACCGTTTATAAAAATGGTAAATCTAAAAAAATTGGTAAGGGGAAAGCAGTTCCAATAAGAAGCCACTCAAGTGCTGGTGGCGATGGTGGTGAATAAATACTTTTGAATATTGTCGCCACAGGGGTTCGACTGGCAAAATCCAGTTGACACCCCCATTTTTTTATTGTATAATATCAAGAGGTATGAGACTATTATGACTATAAAACTTGCAATTTTAAGAACAGGAGAAGAAATCATTTCAGATGTTAAAGAAGGAATGATTGAAGATAGGGTAGTTACTTATATCTTTGATAACCCATGTAAAGTGTCATTGCAAGGTTCTTATAAAATTTTTGCCGATGATGAAGAACCTGTAGATAGAATGAGTATTTCTCTTAGTCGCTGGCCAACTCTATCTGCAGATAGAGTGGTTGCTGTTGTTACTGATTTTGTAGTGACAATTGTGGAACCAAATTGTGAACTTAAACAAATGTATGAAAATCGCGTATTAAACTATGGAGCAAAAAATAGTAAAATTGATAGTACTGATGAATCAACAGATTCTAATCAGTCAGATTGAAGAAATAGGTGCCGATATCGGAGAACCTGACTGTAAGTTAATCGAACCATTTATTTTTGGAAAAGATAATACTCTTTCTCCTTGGTTAATTGATATTACAAGTCAAAATACCTTTATGATGAGTTCTGATAAGATTTTAACTCTTGCAGATCCTAAACCAACACTTCTTGAAAAATATGAGGACTTGATTAAGTAATGCGCTTTTACACTAATGTTCAGTTGATTGGAAATCAGTTTTTAGTTCGTGGTTATGAGAATGGTAAAAGTTTTGAAACAAGAGATGAGTTTATTCCCACTCTCTTTGTAAAATCTAAAAAAGAATCCAAATATAAAACATTAAGTGGAGAAT